GAATTTGTCCAAGTACCGTTTACAGTTGCAGGAATGTAGGTAGCTGGCTCATCATTTCTAGGAAGTAAAGACTCCGCTGTGATAGTGAAATTAGGACTACTTATAGGGTTATTGAAAATTACACCTATATTAGGAAAAGTAGACTGATTACTTAGACCATTGGGCCAGGTATTTCTTACCCACTGAAAGGGTAGCGGATCTGACCAACCTGCTTGGGTTGTTGGGTGAGCTTGTCTAGTTTGGCCAAAATAGAAAGAGTAAATATTTGACCATGCACCTGTAGCAGCAGAAGTACTAGCTTGAATTCTCCAGTAATAAGTTGTATCAAAAGGAAAGTAACCTGCTGGAGTTACACTTAAAGTACCGTCACTTCCTGTCTGAGTGAAAGTAAATGTGCCATCAAATGTGTTATTGTTAAAATCAAACTGAGTACAGATTTGCAGTTCGTAGTTCACTACTCCAGTAGCAGGAATAGCTGTAAACTGAAAGCTGGGAAAATAGTTGAGAACAACAGCATCAGTCGGGCTTACTGTGACTACCTTACTAACTGGACTGGAGGCTACGGTAAAATCCCATCTATAGTCTTGTTGACTATAACGGCCCATAATATCTTTCACACCGTTATTTACAATAACAATGTAAGTCTCACCAAATTCAAGCGGGTTTACTGGATTGAGTTTTACCTGTCTATCAGAAGAAGAATAACTATTAAATATGATAGGTACTTCAACACCAGTACTCTTTTGCAGCAAAACAACAAATTGCTCTAGCTGCACAGGATCGCTAAACTGCGTTTTGACGACATTGACATTCCAGCTAAACGCTATGTCTGAAAGCGGATCAGCAACTGGTCCATTGGCTGATATTGGATATCTGTACGTTATAAAAGGAAAGTCGCCCAATTTATTGCTCCAACATAGGTTCGTATTCGTGAAATTCAAATCCACTAATAGTAACTGACTCTGCTAAAACTACTGCTAACAAGGCAGAGAATTCCTGTTGAGTCATACTTAAATAGAGCTGGTATCTGACTTATAAATAAAAATAAGGAGCCCTAACTTAGGGCTCCTTATAGTCAATATTTGTGTAGATTAAACGGACACTGTGTTGATAGTGAAGAGAGAAGTGTAGTTCTGTACAATTCTAACATTGTTAGCAACTGCAAGTCCCCATCCTTGATCTTTTACCGAAATACCACAATACTTACGTGCTTTGAGGCTCGTAGCATCGGCATACCAGTTCTCCATCTGATCCATCTCTGTGTCTCCTCTTGTTGCCAAGAACAGAGAGTTGTCTTTGTCAATAACGTATACGTTAGTTGTCAAAGCAGCTGCCATGCTAGAACCAGCTCCAGTGAGAGTGTAGTTCTCCTGATAAGGCAGAGCGTAGTAAGGAACATACTGAATACCAAATGGTATACTAGCTTGCTGATCAAACTGAGGCGGTCTGTTCCAAATACCAGCACCAAGTTGTCCACCCTGGAAGAACTGAGCTCGCAAAATTGGATCTTGTGCAAAGATTGGCCAAGCTAGAGGGTGAGCAAGGAAGTGAGTACCTTCATACTTTCTACCAAGCAATACGCTCATCATTTTAACCAAGTCGTTGTAACCAAAGGAAGCGTTCCAGTTCTGGTTGACATCTACACCACTAGTTCGGAAAACAGAGTTGCTGGACTGGTTGTCAAAGACTACCTGAGATTTGGTGGTCAATGCAGTAAACAGTAGAGACTCAATCTTTCTATCAATAGCGTTGCTCAACATTCTGAGGTTCAGCTCGATCATTGGCCACATAGAGTGCTGAATGACTTCTTCTGAAATCGCAGAACCACAACCAATCTTTCGAAGACGAATAGCTGTGAAGTGCTGAGTGAATGCTAGTTGCTGGCTCTGGTAGGTCTGACCTTCTCCCATTTCAAATGCCTGTAGTGCAGAGACTTCAGGGAATTCAATGGTAAGAGGGCTGTCCTTAGGAAGCTCAACAATATCAGCTACCTGATTGGTGAGGAAGAGATTAGGCTCTCTTCCTTCCATCAAAATGTTGCTAATAACACGGGGGAAGACGATTGAGACGTCTGATGTGCTTAGAGCTTCGTTTACATCGATGCCCGACACAGTTTCAACCTTTTCCTTGCCGTCCATGGAGTAGCCTGTTAGCTGGCCATGAAAGAAGTCCTGGGTCTCCATAAGTCTTTCATATGCAGTATCAGGTGTAATAGTACCGCCAGTATCTTCTTTTCCAAGCTTCCAGCCATTAGCAGACACGTACTTTTCCAGTACGGGTCGCATCGCAGCAGCCTTTGCTCTTTCCATTAGAGAATAAGTGTTATTCATTTCTTTATTTCCTTTTAATTCCTAGTACTTACTTAACCCAGATTCTAAGAGCGGCAACTACGTCGCTAAGATTTAAGTGGGCAGGAACACCGTATGCGATGCCACTAGGTGTAGCATAGACCGTATTTCCTTCCCAGTCTGTTTGGCTAGGAGAAGTTGTAGATCCAGCTGCAGGGACGTTATACCCATCAGTTAGACCAAGCAAACCTCCACCCCAAATAACAGCACCATCTCTAGGGTCTGTGATATAGCTGTAGCTGACTTGAACAGTCATGTTACCGCCATTGTATCCTGTAACGTTGTCACCAATTTCAATGACACCAGTTCTCCAGTTTACAGTGTGGTACAGACCTACAAAGTAAGCAGTTGTGTCATACAGAGCTTGGCTAGCTGGCAGCACAAAGTAGTTACCACCTGTGTAGTTGGTAGCGTTTCCGTGCATGTCAGTAACTGTAGCATTAGTAACCTGAACAATGACAGGGTAGTAAACAGACATCGGGTTTGGAGCGCACAATACTTGATAAAGTTCGTTTGCAACAACAGTTGTCGGAGTCTCTAGAGCCACAGGAGTTACTGGGAATCGGCTAGCAGAAAGCTTAAGCGGAGGCCAGTTCATCGTGTCAATAGGAGCAGCTTCAACCCACTTCAAGAAGTTGTCAGTGTTCAACAGATCAGAAATGCTTCTAATTCTTTCACACTCACCAGCAATCTGGTCTGCATCTTGACCGGTTGTGTATGCCACAGTTGCAACAGCACTACCAAGAGCTGTTGGGCTAAATGTTGCCTGCCATGCACCACCAACATAACTAAGAGAAGCAGTTACACCGCTAATCAAAGCACCGGCAGTATTGAAAGCAGCAGATACGCTGGGCTTAACTCCAGGGTAAATAGCAGAACTCAAAACCTGAATAGCACTAGCAGCAGCAGTGCTTGTAGTAGACTTTCTAGCAAGCCACTTAACTGGCTTACCTCGATGAACGTAGCTAACTACGGATGTAGAAGTCGTTGAACCGTAGTAACTGGTAACATAATCTCCGCCACTCAAAGTTCCGTTAGCGTTGTTGATACTAAGTACGAAAGGTAGCTCAGCCTGGAAAGCTCTCTTATGTCGAACAGTGTTGCTGTCTCGCATAAAGAACCCTGTCTCTTTGTACATCTGGTTAATGCTCATACCGGTCGGTGTGAGATTTTGACCGTCATGCAGTGTGAGAGGGGTCTTACCTGTATCAGCAAGAGTCTGTCTGTAATAAGCCGCACCACGGCCATTTGTAAAGCCGTAGGAAACAAATCGACCTCTTGGAAGCACAACCGCACTAGCTGGATCAAACGGATCAACGCCAACTGCTGGCAGCCAAGGATCTACAGTGAATTCACCTGCAGGCACAACACCTACATTATCAAGGGAGACCTCAATCTGAGGTGCCCAAATTCTATTTGCATTTGTATTTGCCGGAAATGCGCCGTACATATCGCCAATCATTAGTTTTTCTCCTTAGAGTTCGGGTTCTTTCGACTTCCCTTGGTAGTCTTGAGCTTGGTAAATAGACCATGAGGCAAATCTGAATCTGCATCACTTTCTGTTACAATTTGATCAACCGGTGAGGGAATTGTTTGAATTTGTTCGGTTTGAACATTTTCATTAAATCCTTTATTCAACAGAACCTTTAGGGTTGCTTGTCCAAATACACGGTACTTGTTTGCACTCTGCTCGACCTCTTCTTTGGTTATTTTCTTGGTTCGAACCAAGCCAACCAAAGCTGTCAAGTAGTCTTTTTGTTCTTGCTCAGCAGAAAGAAAGAAATTAGCTAAAAATTCCTGATTTAGAGAAACTGGCTTAGCATCGCTTTCTTTATACTGTAATAGAGGGTCTGAATTTTCAAATAATTCAGTATTTTCCTCTAATTCAGCCAAAAATAGTTTAAGACTCTCTGTCTGTTCAGGTGTTAGACCGTAAGACTTGGAAATACTTTCAACTTCATTAAGAGTCGATTGTAGTTCATCCTTATTAGTAATAGAGAGTGGAGTAATTTGATTTTCTAGTCCAGTTTCGATTATAATTGGATAAAAAGTCAAAATTCCTTCTGATTCATTCTTTTTAGAAGTACCAACTCCCATAGACTTGGCCTTTCTTTCTATACAAGAACGAATAGCATCTTTGTCTCCGCTTTTATATCTGCCAAGAAGTCTCATAGCTGCAACAGCATGTGCTTTGTCATGAACAGGGAAAGATCTATTTGGACCACAAAATGCACCTTCAGGTAGTTTGTCTCTACTTGCAGTGCTTAATTTTGCTTCTTGACTTACTAGTTCGTCTTCAGACTCTAAGCCATAAAGTTCTCCAAATAGTAATGGAATGTCAGGGACTTCAACTTCATCAAAGTCTCCGTCGTTAGCTAAATAGCTAGCTACTGCTACTCTTAGTGACTCCTCAGTTACATCGCCAAAATAATTGGTAGACGCATCCTGCATCTGCTTGAATAATTCTGGATTACGAGGCTTGGTTGCTGTTTCTTTTTCATTAAGCAAAGATTGAACATAACTGTCAAGATATTTGTCCTTAACAGTTTTGGCAACCTGAGCTTTAAACAAGCTGTTAGCCTCTCCAGACTCTTCAGTTAGAAGTTCTGCAATAAGAGAAGGGTCTTTAATAGCCGCTTCTACTTTTTCGTTGTGATTCATAATTTCTCCATTTTAAGTATGCTCACTTTGTGGGCTACTTTTCGACCATTAACATCAATTTGAGCGTAAGGTTCAGTTTCAGTTGCAGGAAAAGTGAGTGTTCCAAGTTTAAAAGAGGTTGTCTCTAAGCTAGTAACTTTACCGACTATTCCAGCACCCCAACTTACTGCGGTACCAACTTCAATTTTAGGCTCAGAAACAGATTCTTGAGCTTCAAAACCATGGTTAATAAGGTGTTGTTCTGTACCGTTGATCCACCATATATTTTGGCCTACATTTGCACTATCTTCTATATAGCTAGTATCAAAGACACAATCTTCTATATTCCATTGGATCTTTTCACCTGTTTTAGCATCAAAGAAATTGAACTCCTTTGTTCCAGACTTCTTGTCTGCAAGTAGTAGCCGAACTCCGCCCAGACCAATATCAGTCTTTCTATTACCAGCTGTTTCTTCACTAGGAGCGTTTACATAGCTTAATTCTCGCCCATTTAATTCGTGCATGGTCCAGTAACTGCGTTGACCATTGTATATCTGGCCTCTTTCAAAGCTAGGCATTTCACTACCTTCCTTATTAGCCTTTACTAGATCAATACCACTAATTGACTCAACAACTCGTCCGCACACAGAGCCTATACTTACTGTGTGGTATATGTTGCCCAATACGCGATCAATAGCTGACTTTTCAGTAATAGCAGCAATGGCACTCATTGTACCATCTCCTTCCAACGTACCTGGATCGCACTTAAGTTTAGGAGGTGTCAAAACTTCATCCTTACCTCTTTTAGAGTAGCTGGCTGCTATTAGCCTGCCCATGGGCGGGTCAGCTTTATGAAACATAGAATCTTGCATTCTATGCTCAGTAATAACTGGCTTGCCGTAAGGTGTAACAAAAGAAGAGTAGCCTTTTTTAAGAGTCTCAGACGGGTAAAGAGTGTAGTTTCGAGTCAATTTATTAGAGTGCATCGCTTCAATGAAAGGATAAATAGCTCTAACTTCACTGATCTTTAGATCAGTTGCTACGGCTTCAGTAATTTCACTAAGCGGCTTATCGTAATCCTCAAGAAGAGGATTACTGGTTAAATATTTGTATGACTCTTTCTGATAAAGTCCGTAGTTTGTAAACATCAAATTAGTCCTGTTTAGGTTTCGAGTCTGTAATGTAAGCCAAATAAGCACTAGCAGAACAGAATATTGTAATCATACCTACCAGCACAAACTTAGGGATGATGCTAATCAAACAAGATAGTGCTAATGGGTTTAGTAACGTTATAAGTGTAATAAGCAGTTTTCTGCCTGTTATTTGTTTCATATCGACCTTACTTTTTAAAGAAAATTGCTGCCACGCTACAAGTTGCACTAATTAATGTTACAATTATGCTGGTTATGGCTGCTCGCTTCCAGTTAGATACATCAGCATTCTTTTTAGCGCTTTCTTTATTACGTTCTTCTAGAGCACTAAGTCTGCTTTCATGATCTACAATTTGACTTGAAATAGGGTCATTTCCATCTCTAATCACTTTCACTAAATAAGAAACATCTCCGCTCAAAATCTTTACATCTGACTCAATATTGGCATACATTACCAATGAAGTGTCTTTAAATTCTTGCATAGACCTTTCTAGTCTATCCTGCTTCTCTTCATATCTTTCAATAATAGCAGTTACTAACTTCTCGTAGCCAGGCACGTTATCCACACTCATACTAATCTCCAGTTAAAGTTTGAACCAACAACTCTAAAAGTGCGTCCTGATCGTCGATTAGCTCTGTCATGGAGTCGTATATAGAGTAGAACTCTTCTCTTTCATACCCAAACTTATTGTTCATCAACAGTATAAAATCGTCCAGTTCTTCAACACACGTCGGCAGCAAGTTCAATATTTGTTCTTTAGCTTTAGCTGGCTTGGGTTTTGGCTTAGCTTTTTCAACCTTAACCTGTGCATCAGCTCCAACCTTAGCAGAGTGTTCCGCCTCAGGTTTAGCTATCATATTAGAATAGAGCCTTGATTCATTAACAGGTTTCTTGTTTTTGATTCTAGTTTGTAGCTGATCGTGGTCTATTGCATTCTTTGTAAACATATCAGCTGCATGTGCTTCTTTCTTAATTGTAGCATCAACATCTACGTCACCAAATACTAAATGAACCTCATCTTTTTCATTTCTATATGGATCAAAACCACCTTCCCATAAAATTTCATCAAAGAAGTGGAATTTAAGTTGACGTGCCAGGTCTGTTTGTGTCCATCTAACTCTGGTAAGCATGTCTTCTTTGGCAGCTCCAATAGCTCCGTCTCCACCTGATTCTGTACCTATTAAGTAAGGACTACTACCAATACTAGCAATTGCCCTAGTCATAAAATACTTCAAATAACCTTCTGATCTAATAGCTTGAGACTCTGAACCAACAGGATTAATTTCATGGTTATCGGTAGTGATAATGACTCCATCAGGAGACTTTCTTTGATACAACTGATAAGCTTCACGAATCTCATTATTCACACCAGCCAACGGGGTTAAAATTCTTTTAATTTTGTGATGTAAAAGGGGCATGCTAAACTTTTTAAGCATAACTGCTACATTAAGTTCAAGACCTCTAACCAAAGACCAGTCTTCAAGTCCGGGCAAGATCATGCCTTGGCCCCATTTAGTATTTGCACCTTTTTTATATGTAATATGAACAACATCTACATTGTCCATGTATACAAATGGCTCAGAAGCTGGTGGTTGTACGTTAATAAGTGCTTTTGAAGCGTCAAGAACTACGGCACCAGGTGCCACTAATTTCATTTTATCTTGACTTAATAGATCAGAAATGACCCAGCCATCAAAAATGTTATC